AAACACAACAATTTTAACGAGCAGCACAACGCTTTTAAGATATTAGATGGTGTATATATCTACCAATCTTTTATTACTGACCAGGAACTCGGCATTTTACCTCCTCAGGGTTTTGAGAATGTGGCAGACGGTACTTGGTTTATCGCTGCAAAAGTAGAGAATGACGAGGCTTGGTCTAAAGTCAAAGAAGACGGAATCCTAAAAGGATTTAGCGTTGAGGGTGTTTTCGATTTAGAACCGTACAAATTTAAACAAATGAATAAAATCAATTTAGAAAGTGTTATAAACACGCTCAAGTCTGTATTTTCAGACGAAGAGGTAGCGGCTGAGGACAAGACCTTCGGCGAGGCTGCTTTAGTAGATGGAACTATCGTCAAATGGGAAGGCGAACTAATGGAAGGTACTGCGATTACCGTAGTATTACCTGAAGGCGAAGTAGCTGCTCCTGACGGAATCCACGAGGTAGAAGATGGAACTATTATAGAGACCGCTGGAGGCTTAGTAGTTAACATCCAAGCGATGAGCGACATCGCTACTCAGGACAACGAGTTCACTACTGAAATGTTAAATGAGATGGTTGATAAAGCTCTTGCAAAATACGCTGAGGCTTTTACTGCTACTTTGGAAGGTGTTAAAGCCGAGAACGAAGGTCTAAAATTAGAGCTTGCTGCTATCGTAGCTGACAAAGAATATTAAAAAAAGAGTTTAGTGCAACTTTAAATAAAGTAGGAACAGAATTAGAAGAGATAGTAAAGAGTGAGGCTTCTACTGCAAGCAAGCCACAAGAATTTAAAGCGCAAACTAGAGCTGAAAAAGCGGCGGCTATAGGTGCAATTATCAGAGCAAACAAACAAACTAAATAAATAAACAAAAAATGAGCTTTAATGTAGCCTCGTTGACTAACTATGTTAACGAACAATCCACAGACTTAATCTCGAGATTATACTTCGAGAAAACTTCAAGTGATTATTTCACTTTGCAATCAGGCGTTAAAAAAACAGACGCTTTACACCTTTTAGCGGTAACCGCTTTTCCTCAAGACGGTAGCGGATGCTCTCCTTCTGCTTCAGGTAGTGTATCTTTCACTAACAGAGACATTACAGTAGGTCAAATTACTTACTTTGACGGATTCTGTATGAAGGATCTAATCCCTAAATATACTCAAATCTTGTTGAGAGCTGGTAACGCTGAAACTGAAGATATGACTTTCGAGGCTGAGGTTGCGGATTCTATAATCAAAACTATTATGGAGCATAACGAGGTTGCAGATTGGCAAGGAGATACCGCTTCAGGTAACGTATTCATAAACCGTTATGACGGTCTTATTAAAATAATCGGAGCTGCGGGTACTGCTATTGCAGGCAACACCACTTCAGCTACTTCTATAACTTCAGGAGCTTCAGGTAACGTAGACACTCTAATTAATGCAGTATGTAACGCAAGACCAGCGAAAGTTAAGTCTGCTCTTAACCAAGTGTTATTTGTAGGTCAAGATACTTTCGATAAATACGTAGACACGCTAAACGCTAAAAACCTATTTAACGTAGACGCTACTTCTTGGGCTAATTACTCAGTATCTATCCCTGGTAAAAACGTTACTTTGGTAGGTGTTGTAGGTCTTGACGGTACAAACAGAATGTTCTTAGGTACTCAAGAAAATTTCTTCTTAGGCTTTGACCTTCAAAATGACGAAGAGGAATTTGATATGTGGTACGAAAAACTTGAAGATAAAGTGTACTACCGAGTTAAGTTCAAGAGAGGTTTACAAGTAGCGTACCCTAACGAGATAGTTCAGTTCACTTTGGCATAGTCACTAACCATAACAATTTAAAATATAAATATTATGGCGTGTGATTTAACCCAAGGATTTACGGTAGGATGCAACGATAGTGCTGGAGGTATAGCAGAGTTTTACTTTGCTAATATGCCTACTGACTTTGCAGTAGCTAAAAACGTAAGCGGCGAGGCTTCAGCAATTACTGGAACTGGCTTAGCATATTATAAATACGAGTGTACTAACGCTCAAGGTGCAGCTTCGACTATGAATGATAACCCAACGGTTAACTCTCAGAACGGAACTAGCTACTTTGATCAGACTTGTACCTACGTACTTAACAAAATGGACTCTGCGAAACGTAACGAAATAAAGTTACTTTCAAGAGCTAAACTTTCTGTAATCATTAAGGACAATAACGGTACTTACTGGTTAATGGGAGAGACTAACGGCGTACGTATGACCGCTGGCGATAACGGAACGGGAACGGCTTTAGGAGATAGAAACGGATACTCTCTATCTTTCCAAGGTCAAGAGCCTGAGCCTATGGCAGTAGCTTTAGCGGTTTCTTTTCCTTTAGCTTAACTTCTAACAATACAGCCCACTACTTAGCGGTGGTGGGCTTTTTTTTAACAATGGACATAATAATAAAAAACACAACAAACTATATTTACGCTAATATCTCAAACGAGGTAGTAAATGAGTATTATACTATGACCATTGAGGCGGCTGAGTACACAGTAAACGTAACCCTAGCAGCTCCCACGGGAGTAAATAATAGGTATGTAGCTTTTGAGCTTATAGAAGGCTCTCAAGACCTCGCAAACGCTACAATACAATTGCCTAATAACGGCGATTACCCTTATAAGATAATTAACGCCACAACTTTAGGCGGAACTACTGGAGTAGAAATACACAGAGGTATATTAAGACTAAAACAAGAGCAAGAGGTAGTCTACTCTTACACCAACGAAGAGACCACGATAATTTATGAATAATCACTCAATAATAACCGAGTTTGCATCGGCTGAAATACCTAAGTTTTTAGAGAAAAAAAATCAAAATATAGTTTATTTTGGCGTAGATAATATTTACCCCTTTGAATTAATTGATTTGTACAACGATAGCAGCACTCATAACGCTATTATTAACGGTAAAGTAGGCTATACGGTAGGAAATGGGCTATTTAGTGATGATTTAGATACTAAAAAATGGCTATCTTTTGCGAATATTGACGAAGATTGGACTTCATTACTCAAAAGAATCTCTTTAGATTATGAGCTTTTTAACGGATACGCTATCGAAGTAATTAAAACTGGAGTAGGTAATCAATATCACCACATAGACTTCGCTAATATTAGAGTAGGTTTAGACGGAGGCTTGCAATATTCGGACGAATGGATAACAGATAAAGGGCTAAGAAACGGAAAGCCTAAAATTCAGTACTTAGATAGGTACAATCCAAAAGACGACGAGCAAAAGAGGGGTGTAATTTATCACGTAGATTATAGACCAAACCTTAAATATTACCCTTTGCCAGTTTACGTTGGATCACTTGCCGAGATAAAAACAGACGTACAGATAGGCGATTATTGGCTCAATGAAGTAAAGAACGGATTTGTAGGCGGTACACTTATCCAGCATAACAACGGAGTACCTGAGACTAAAGCAGAGGCTAAAGAGTTCGAAGAGACTTTCCAAGATAAGTTTGGCAAAGCTACTGGAACTAAAATAGTACACCTATTCGCTCCTTCTAAGGAGAACGGTAGTGAGATAAGCAACCTTAACGGTAACGACTTGCACGAACGTTATTTAGAGATGAGTAACCGAGTAAAAGAGTCTATTTTTATTGGACATCGAGTAACTAACCCTATTTTATTTGGTGTAAAAGAGGAAGGTCAGTTAGGAGCAAGAAATGAACTTGATTTAGCCTACGAGATATTTACAAATACCTATATCGCAGAGCGTCAAAATACCTTACTTAGAACTATAAAGAAATTAGCTTTTTACGAGATACAAAAAAGCGACATACAAATAATACCTCTTAAACCTATCGACTCCGTAGACCTTACCTCTGACATTATTTTAGCTAACTTAACCCGTAAGGAGATAAGAGATTTAATTAACGAGCAGACTGGCTTAAAATTAGCTGAGGAGACTGCTCCCGTTGCTCCAGCTGCTTTATGTTCGCACTTCTCAGACGATAGCGATATAAGCCACTTATTTGATAACATCGGAGTAAGCGAGGACGACTACGAGGAGATAGAGGCTTTCGATATTCACTTTGATAGTGATGGTAGCCCGATGGAGTTCGCCACTACTGGGCAAGGTATAATACAAAGAGTTTTAAAAGCTATTTTAACAAACCCGTTAATACAAGCGAGCGGAATAAGTAGCGCATTGGAGTTAACTTTCCCTGAGTTAATAACTTCGATAGGAATATTAAAAGACTCTAAATTAATAGAGATAACTGGAGATGCTATAAACTTAACGCCTACG